TAATTGTGAAGTATTACTTCCTAAAGAAAAATATTGCCAGTTGTCTGGTGTAACACTTGGAGTAACAGTAGCACTACCACCTAAAGAAACTGCCGAGCCATTTAATGTAATACTAGAGTTAACAAGCATATCGTTTGTCACTGTTCCCACCGCAGGAGTAACAGTTTGGAATGTTCTTCCTACATATAGAATCTCTACTCTATCATTATTAAGAGTACCACCAAGAGTAAGTGTTGTGCCACTTACTGTATAGTTATCATAACTTTGAACAACAGCATTAACTGTTACCAATATATCTTGAACGCTAGAAACAGAATAATCTAACGTAATAGTTGTTCCACTATTTGTTGTAGATACCTGTTTTCTAACTGTTTCAAAGTTAGTTGCTGGTTGTGATCCTATATAACTCATATTATGTACTTATTGCGTCTACACAAGATACCCAAGCATCAACGCTTGAAGCTGTATCTGAAACTATTTTTAATGCATCACCAGATTGTACTACTATTTTTCCTGTTCCTAAAACTTGTAAAGCTCCACCTACAGGTACAGGAGCTCCTTTAACTAAGTAAATATCGTTAGCACCATCATTAATATAAACATCAACATTAATTGCAGATGTATGAATATTGGTTACATGAATACCTACTATAGTATCATAAGAATCAGCAGTAAGAATAGTAGATGGCGAAGCACCGATATCATTACCAGTGAATCTTCTAAAATTTTGTGCCATTATATTTCCTTATAAAGCTACTGCCATGGCGATTGCAAAACCAGCAGAAGCAAAACTACTTGCATCTACTGCGGCAGTTTGCCATGAACTGCCATTGTAAACTTTTAATTCGTTAGCTGAGGTGTTAAAATATAAATCACCTGTTGTCAATGCATCACCATCATTGTCCACACTAGGATCACTAGCTTTAGCACCTAAGTATGTATCGTCAAAATTATCGGCTGCTGCCTCTGCTGCTGCTTGAGCAGTTTGAGCTGCTGTTGCAGATGTTGCCGCATTTGTAGCAGACGTTGATGCATTTGTTTCACTTGTCGCTGCATTCGTAGCAGATGTAGAAGCATTAGAAGCCTGGGTAGTTGCTGTAGTAGCCGATGTAGCTGCATTCGTTTCAGAAGTAGAAGCCGCCGATGCAGAAGAAGCCGCATTCGTAGCGGAAGTCGCAGCATTCGTTTCGCTGGTTGCCGCATTGGTTGCACTGGTACTAGCTTCACTTGCTTTTGTTGTAGCTGTTGTAGCAGAACTAGCAGCGGATGTTGCTGAACTAGCAGCATTTGTTGCCTGGGTACTTGCTGTTGTTGCCGAAGTTGCAGCGTTGGTTTCTGATGTTCCAGCATTAGTTTCTGATGTTGCTGCTGCCGATGCTGATGAAGCTGCCGCTGTAGCACTAGATGCTGCTGCTGTAGCGCTAGCCGCAGCGTTAGTCGCTGACGTTGTTGCACTTGCTGCATCAACAATAAGATCCCATTTTGCACTATCTGTATTTGTTGTAAGTGGCTGTGAACCAGAAGAAGTATGAGCTGTATTAGCCATAAAGATATTATTGGTAGAAGTATCTTTTACTAAATCTCTTTCTGCATATGCTGTAGATGCTGACCAGTTACCCTGGAATGTACCTAATTCTTGTGTAACGGATAATTCACCAGAAGTATCAAATGCTAGTATTTTAGATGCACGATCTGTAGCTCCAACAGTAAATTCTGTAGAAGTCATTGTATTGGTACGTGATAGCTTTATAGATCTATCTACTTGTTCCTGGAGATCTTGACCAATAATTGTTAATTTATCTAAAGCAGATTCATGTGTTTCTGCTGGGAAAGGATCATTAGCAACATAGTCAGTTGCTTGTGTTTTTGTTGTATTTCTTCGTAGTACAACAGTTTCTGTAGATAAAGGAGCTGTAACAAAAGTGACTGTTCCTCCAGACGCACTCCCAACGCCAGATATGCTGTAATCTGATGAACCAACACCTTCAGAACGTACTGATTCTGTTCCTGTGCTAGATCTTACAATAACTTCTATATCGCTAGATGTAGGAATATAAAAACTATAGGTAAATGCTGTAGTAGATCCGTTTCCACTATAGGAGTTTTTGGTCGTTGTTGAAGATATTGTCATACAGTTATAGTTTCATATTATAAATATTGCATTTCTTCAATATAATTATTTACTTAGATTTTCTACGCCATGCTTAGCTATCATAATCATCATTCTTACAGTATCGTCTATAATTTGCCTTTTTTCTTGTGGTTCTATATCTTTATTTTGTGTAACAAGGTTAATCATTTGACGTTGTGCTGATAATGCATCAGCAATACCAATTAAAGATAAACTTTCCATTCCAATTTCTTTTTCTAATATTTTTAATTGACGTATTTTTTCTGACGAATTATTGATTTTATCAATACTGTCTATTCTTTTTTTAACAGGAACATATAAATTATAAAAATCTTCAATAAATTCAGAACCTAAAGATGGATTACGAACAACAAATGCTTTTACAACAGGCATATCTGCTATTGTTTTAGCTGGTTTTACAGGATCAGGAACAACACCACTATCTATTAATGCTTTATCTGCTATGTTTAAAATATGATTTCCAAGTGTTCCAGTCCAGTTTGCAATAACATTATCTATAACAACTGGACTAGACATTAAAGATTGATCTCCTAAAATATAACGTAATCCTTTTCCTATAACTTTTGCTGTTTCACTTGTATATGTTGTCCATTGATATTCAGGTAAGATACCTTCCATATCTCTTGGAATAATAGGTCTGTTTGTAAAAAAACTTCTATTTGACCATGTTTCAATAGCTGGTTTAACAAAATCAGGTATTGGACCAAGTGTTTTTAAATTATCAACAGCAAACTCTTTAATAAATTTTTGTATTTTTTTTGGATTTTCAGAATTTAACATATCTAATATTTTTTCTGCTCCTGTTCCAAAAAGTATTCCTAATTCAAATGGTTTAGGTATTCTCCATGCAGTAGCATCAGGATCATCACTTGTATAAAATATCCAAAATAAATCTTTTTGCCAACGTGGTAATGCTTGATAACGTGGATCATCATGGTTTTTTATCCATAATAAAATACTAGGAAGAGTAATATACATTCCTATTTTTGTTAATGTTGCACCAGGTCTGTTTTTAAAACCATCAAATATTTTTGCATATCCTTGTAATCGTGCATTAAAAAATGCAGAAATCATATTAAATGCTTGAATTTGTGTACCCATTTTATAAAAATCTACAGTAATATCCCTTCCTTCAAAACCACCTCTTTCCAATGCTTCTTTTTCTGTTAATTTTGCTTTTTTTGCTTTTTTATATACTTTTGTAAATTCTCCTAAACGAGTAGATGTTTCTATAAATTCTGATGCAATGCGCAACATTTCTAATGGGTTTTTAACTAAATTATAAGGTTTAGAACTTAGTAATTCTTGTTTAACATTTTTAGCAAAATAATTTCTATCCATACTAACAAGCATAGATTGTAAACCACCAGATTTAATCCATTTTTTATACATAGAATTTCCTAATTTTCTACCAAGTGTTAAATGAAAAATACCTGTCAATGTTCCTAAAATTGGAATTGTTCCTGAACGACTAAAAATACCAGCTGTTAAAGTATCTCTTCCTACGTTTTTTACCATAAATTCTGGTGCTAGTGTTGCACCAGCTCGTAATAAACGAGAAGGAGTACCAAAAATTTTTAATATCATTTTTGATTGTGCGTGGTTCATATCTTTAAGAGCAGTAGCAATATCTTTTCCAACATCCCATACTTCAAATTTTCCATCACGGACAAAACCTATTTCTTTATCACTAATAATATGTCCATCTCTTCTAAAAATAGTAAAACCTTCTGCTGCTGCATCAGTAATTTTAGATGGATCTGTTATAACATTTTTTAATTCTTCTTTTGTTACTTTAATTGGTTTTCTTTTTGCTTCTACTTTTTTAATTTCAGGAAAATCTTTTGCATTTTTTTCTATCATTTCTATAAACTGTCTATGCGCAGCATTACGCTCTGCCATAGTAATAAAATGATAAGTATTTTTATAAACAGTTTCTATAGGATCAATAACATCTCTTTTACTTCCTTTCATTATCATAAAAGGATTAGAAGTATTTTTTCCTCCTAACACTCCTTCTTTTGTTTCTATAACTCTTGCAAAAGGAACATAATCTTTATTTGCTTCAATCATTATTTCATATATTTTTTTATCAATCATTCCATATTCCAACATATAATCAGATAATGATCTTTGATATTCTAATAATTCTTGAAAAGGTTTTTCATACTTAGATTGCAATTTATTAACTGTAGCAATAGCATCTTGTCTAGAAAAACCAGTTTCAATTCCTTGTGCTGATTTTTCTATAACTCTTTTTGAAACAGCATATGCTCCAAAATCTTCATAATTTTTTTTATTTACTGTTACTGGTTCTAAAATTTTTTCTAATGGTTTCCCTTTATCTGATAAATTTTTTGCATTTAAAGTTGCGTATTCAATAAAATATTTTGGTCTACCAACCATACCTGGCTGAATACGTAATTTTTCATATGGATTTAATGGATCGGTTACTTTTGTTTTTTTGTCTACAACTTTAACAGCATTAAAAACTGGATGTAATCTATCTAAAAACATTTCTGCCATTTTGTTTTTAAATTCAACAAATGTTGTTTTTTCTTTTGGAGAATCAAAACTAATTTTTTGTTTTACTTTTTCTACTGGATCAACAATATCTTTTTCTTTAATTTGTTTTATTTCTTTAGGTTCTATTTCTTTGGGTGGTTTTTCTTTAACTGTATTTTGTTGTTTTATTGTTACTTCAATAGGATCTTTTGTTTTTATTTCTTGCATTTGTTTTTGTGCTGTTTCTATTTGTTTATCAATTTTTTTAACCTCAATTTCAGATTTCATTTTACCAACAGATTCAGCATCTTTTTGTATTTCTATTTTTTTCTGTTCCAATTTACGTATTTCAATACTTAAATTCATTATAGATGGTTGTTTTACTTCTATGTTTTTACTAAGAATATTTTGTTTTAAAGATGGATCAATAATTGTTTCTTGAATAATCTCTGTTGTTGTTTTTCCTGGATTATCTTTTAATAAATCAGTTGTTTTTTTAATACCGCCTGCACCAAATTGAAGCGCTCCTAATACTAATCCAGCATTAATTAATTCATCTTTTGTTGGCATTTGTCCTTCTAAAGCAGCTCCAACTCCAACAAAAGCTGCATACTGAGAAGCAAAATTAGTTACTGCTGTTTTTGCACCTAATGCTTGTGGAGCTAACACTGTTGCTCCTAAAGTTATTCCTTCTTTTGTTCCAGCTTTCCATCCCTCTTGTAAAAAAATATCCCACCACTCTTGATAGGTATTAACATCTCCATCAAGTAAAGCCTGAATATACATTTCTCTAATTGTACCAGCTGTTGCTCCAGCAGTTACAGCTCCTCCAACTGGACCAGTTGTCATTACACCAGGAACAGCTCCAGCAGCATAGATAGGTAAATCAGGAACAATTTGCGATAAACTTTCAATAGCTCTTTCTAAATGTCCTGTATCAACAGGTTCTTCATTAAATGCTTCTGGTAATTTTCCTCCAGTGTAATATTCTTTTCCTAAATTAAAAATAGATTTACTTATTCCTCTTTCTAAATATTTTGTAAATTCAAAATCTTCTCCAACAGCAGACTTTTTTACCTCACCAGGAAAAGCAGAAACATCTGATGCTGTAATACCTAATACTTCTGTTTCTGTTTGTTTTGAGAGTTGTTGTAATATTTCATTTTGCTCATTCATCAATGATTCAAATTTTACCTTATCTATTTTTTTTGCTTGATAATCTGATAAAATCTGATCCATTGTTTGTTTTGCATTAACAACTTCAGTATCATCAACAGAAAACTTTTGAACTTCTTTTACTGGATCTTTAAAAGTATCGGCAATATTATTCCAATATGTTGATATTGTAGATCTATCTGGTTCTTTTACTCCCCAATAATCATTTATTTCACTATTACTAAAACCAGCATTTACTAATTCGTTTGTTTTATTTTTTCTCCATTCATTTATTTCATTTTGTTTAAAACCAGCTGATTCTAAATTTTCTAATCTTTGTAATCCTGACATATTTATTCTTTAGATAACCAATCTAAATATTCTTTACTATTTTCGTATTCTTCAATACTTTGATTTTCTTTTCTTTGAGGTGGAGGATTTTCATTTATTTCTGTTTCACTTTCTACTCCAATACTTTTTATTAATTCTTTTTGTAATTGTTCATTTGTTGGAAGAAAATCTTGTATATTTTTAAGAATAAAATCTTTTGAATTAGAATTTAATAAATTAAAAGATGATTTTCCATCAGTTATTCCAGACTCATAGGCTTGACGCATAATTAAAGCAAAATCAAAAAAACGTGATTCTGATTGTGTATTATATTTTTGAAACACTGGATTACCTAAAATTTTTTCTTTATTTGCTGTTAAAAATTCTTGAAATCTTTTTTCATTTTCAACAAAACCTTTATTATTTTTACTAATAATTAAAGAATATAAATTTTGTGTTTGATCTGTTCCAATACCATTTAATCCTCCAGTTAAATCTAAAATACTAACTTGCTCAGAATACCCATCAATAATTATTTTATCTTCTAATGATTGAATTTCTCCAGTTACAACTTTATCAAATAATTTATTATATAATCCTAGGTTTCCATTAGACGGCAATAATCCATTTTCTTTTTTTTCTACTAATCCTTTTAATGATTCTCTTAAAGAAATTCCATATTTACCTTCTAGTTGTAATTGATCAATGTCATTGATACCCATATCACCAGTAACTATTTTATTATACGAATCAACAAACACTTCATCATTTTGTTGAACTTCTAAAAAATTATCATTAGATCTTTTCCATGTTATTTCTGATTGTATTTGATTACGTCTACGTTCTAAAGAATCAATATAATTATTTTTTCCTTCTTGGTCTAAATTTTTATAAATATTTTGATATTCTTCATTTCCATAAAAATTACCTTTAGTGGCTTCAATATATAATTCATCATGCTCTTCTAATGTTTTTTCTGTATCAATAGGATTAAATGTTAATAAAAAATCTACATCTTGACTTCTTGCATTATCTGTTGCTGTTTTTATTAATCCTGGAATATCATTAACATCTAATAAACCTTTAAAACTTCCTCTTTCTAAAGATGATAAAAATTGTTTAGGATTTTCTTCTACCATTTGATTAGCAAGAATTGTGTATAATTCTTTTCTTGCTGTATTAACTGCATCACTTGGTAATTCGCTTAAAATTCCATCTATAGATGCTTCTAAAAATATTCCAGGAGCATCACGATCTAAACTAAAAAGTTTCTTTTCTGTTTTTACTCTTGTCTGTGGATTAATTAAATATTCTTGAAAAAGATTTTGTTTTTCGGTTTGTAAAACAGTTTGTGCATTAGCTATAGAATTTTGTCGTATAAACCTGTCTACTTCTTGTGATTGAGTTGCATATATATCATCAATATCCATTTGGAACATTTGTTTAACAACATCATCATCAATAGAATTTGCTGTTGATGTAATTATTTTTTTAAAAGCATCATCATATGTTTTTTTTGCTTTTATTGTATCAGGATTAGAACTTGCTTCTAATTTAATTTGATTTAACTGTGGTAATATTGAATTAAGTTTTGTTTTTAATAAAGTTTTACGATCTAAATTTAATTGTCTAATTTCAAATTCAGTTTTTAAATTTTCATTTAATTTAAAAAGATCTGTTTTATATTTTTCTGTAATACGTGTATCGGCAAGTTTTTTTTCTTTTTGTAATTTATCTAAGTTATTTTTTATACTTGCATCTTCTTGTGCAAAACGTGTTGCAATATCTTGCATTCTTTTTGCTTCTTGGGATATAGAACGATAAGGTAATGTTGCTGCTGATGTTACATCAGAAACAGGTGTAGGAACACCACCTATTTGTCTTATACCTGACTTGCTTTGATATGTAGGAATCTGAACCATATTATCTTATTTGACCAAATTCCTTATTCAATAATATACTGTTTTCATTTTGAATAGTAATTAATTGTTTTTGTAAATTGTTTTGTTTATAAATTAAATCTTCTTGATTTTTTATAATTGTATCATTTAATATTTGTTGATTTTGTGTTTGTGTTTTAATTAAATTTTGTGTTGCATATGCACCTACAAGAGTTCCAGCAGCACTAATAAAAGAAGCTGCTCTTTGTTGTCTTGCTTGATACATTGCTAATTCTCCTTGCATACGAGCATTAACAGCTTGTTGTTTAAAATCATAACTTTGTGTCCTTGCGTCATACATAATATTTAATCTTTCTAGTTCTGCTTCTGCAAGATTTTCTTCTAAAACAGCTAAAGGAGTTCCACTCATTTTAACACCAGATTTTATATATGCTGCTTCTGTTGATGATATTTGCTTATCAAATTGTTTATTAAATGTATCAATATTTCTTTCGCCAATAAGAATAGCGTTTTCTGCTTTATTTTCATAAATACCAGCATTACGTTCTGCTATTGTTTGCTGGTAACGACCAGCAGCCATTGCTGCTTGACCAGCTAATAAACTTCCAGCAGCACTTACACCAGCTGCAACAACCATAGGAGGAGCCATTAGATTATCCTCGCATATCTGTAATAGTTTTCATTGTTTTGATATTGTTCCATTAATCCTTCTTGTTTCATTCCTAACCATTCTGCAAAACGATGACCAAGAGTAAAGTTTTCTTTTACGGCTGTTTGCAAACGTATTACCTTATAATCTTTTATCAATTTATTCATTCCTTTTTTTATTATTTTAGCGGAAGAAAATTTGTTTTGCCATATCAAATTTGATGCCATGACCCATCCTTCAAAAACACCTTCCCATATAGGAATAATACCACCAGAACAAATAATACTATCATTATCCATTGCTGTAAAAGACATATCAGGAACTTCTAATCCATCTAGGTGACTGTGCCAATTTTTGTCTAATTCTGTATGGGGATCATTCATAATATGATTAACCATGTGATGTGCGTGTTCAGCTTTAAATGGTATTAAGTACATTATCCCTCATTTATTGTTATACGTGGATAGATAGAAATAACTGTTAATGGTAATGGTTGTGTTTGTCTAACAAAAACAAAACCATCTGTATTAAAATCATCCCTAAATTCTACTTGTTTATCACCAGTGAATAATGGCACGGCTGCATCCATAGAAGCGGCGCTAGAACGAAATGGTATTCTTTCCATATCGTTTAAATTTGGACCAACTTCTACACCAACAGTTTCGTGTAAACGTAGTGTTACTTCATGAATACGTTTATCTTTAGATTGTGATGTGCCACCTTCGCCACCAGATTCTGCTCTCATTGTTTGCAACGTAGAAGTATAAGGTAAACCAATATGAACTTTTGTTGCAGAACGATCTAATGTTACTGCACCACTTGATACTGTTTTATCAGCGTGGGTTGCTCCATTAGCTAAGATTGTAACTGTTTCACCCTCTAAGTGATCTAATCCTGAAATAGTTGTTGCTGCACTACCAGAATAAGTTAGTCCACTATCAACATAAAATGCATCTTCCTGATCTGTGCCATAATCAAACAATGTTAAATATTCTACATAGCGTCTTGTTGAACCATTGATAGTACGTTTAACAATCATATAAAATTCATCTTCGTTATTTTCTGTAGGAATAGATGCTACACTTTCTACAACAGAATTTCCTGTAGAAAAACTACCACCAATAATGTGGCGATGCCACCCTGTTACTTGTTCTGCTCTTGCATACGTAAAACCAAGTAATGTACCATCATTACGTACACACCATAAAACACTGTCAGGTTCTTGTTGATATGACATTTCTATAATACCACCTTCGGTAATATGCTCGGCAAGTAATGTTAGATCTGTTGCCTGGTATTGGTCTATGTTTAGGTTATATGTTAGCTCACGTATTTTTCTTTTTGCTCGTTGTAAAAACATGGTAACGTTTTCTATTTGCACTGCATCTACATTTGCTGAACCATAACTTGATTGACGTTGTATCTGTACATTTGTTGGCGTGATAGGTTGCGTTGTACCTGATGCACTAACAACAAATTCACCTCCTACTGTACCAACAATCAAAGAACGTTGAGCAGATAAAAAACGTATTGCATTTACTTTATTAGATGCAATAGTATAAATCATAGAGTCTGTATCGGCTGTTGTTGTATGATACCCATCATCAAAATTTTCATATTCATTTGATTTTGAAAAAAATAATGTTTGTGGTTGTTCTGATGTTCCAGCAAAAACTAATCGTTGTTCAAAAAAGGTTACACAAGATGGATGTCCAGTTGTGTCAGAAAAAGATCCTAATGCCCAGTCTGTTGTTGCTGATCCTGATGAAATAGCATCTTCTACTGTTCCGTTTACATGAGTTGTGTCTGTAAAGACAGTTACTTTAATATGACCATCTTTAATATGAATTAATCTTCCAACATCCGTAGACTTAAAACCATCACCACCATTAATACCTGTTGTTGATGATGCTGTTATTGTTGCTGTTGATCCTAAAGCTGTATGAGAAGAAGTTAAAGTTGTTGCTGTTGTATTGTGATCTTGAAAAGGTCCATTTTGAAAATCAACTTGTGTTAGTGTCCACGATGTGTGACCAGTTCTACTTAACTTTCTAACAGCATATTCAGGATGTGTAAGATACATAATATCAGCAGATTGTGCATATTTTATTTCAAACAAATCAGCAGATAAATAAGGGGTAGATATTTCATAAATTTTATTGGCAATACCACCAGATGTATAGGCTGTATAACCAGAGGTATCAACATTGTTTCCATCAACATCTTGTAGTTCAAAAGTGTTGGTTGTTTTATTAGCAACCTTAAATGTTTTACCATTAACTTCTGTCATTCCAACAACACCAGTAATAATAACATGATCGCCATTAGAGTAACCATGGGAGGAAATGGTAACTACTCCTGGATTAGCTTGTGTTATCCCAGTAATTGTTTTGTCAGATTCTGTAATAATTCCATTGTCTTTATAAAAACGAATATATTGATTACCAAATTCTAAAATATATGTTTGTGTCGTAGAAAATTCAAAAGGTACAAGACGTGTTGAATTGGCACTTGTTTTTACTTCATGCACAAACTTTGTACCTGGTCTACGTGTTACTGCACCATGAGGATGCACCACCATATTTTCTAATGTTTTACATCCATTAAAATATTTACCAATATCTGTTCTACCATCAAGTCGTGGTGATAATTCTCCAGCTGTAAAGTTGGTAAACGAAATGGTCGTTTTTGCCATTTAGTACCTCGAATTGATAAAAGAACTAGAATCTATATTATCGGCTGTACCTTCAGTTGCATCTACAAAACGTGCTTCTCGTAGTTTTTGATTATACAATTCATACATTTGACCAGCTAATGATGTTGATGCGGTAATAGCATAACATAGTTCTGACGCTAATCTTGCTGCTATTGTTTCAATCAGTAATGTATCATATTCATTCGGATCAGTATTTTTGAAAATGTATATTAAATAAATTGTTGTTTCATCCGTTAATAATTTTCTTCCTTCTATTTTAAATTTTTGTCCTGAATCTAAGTCAGAAGAAGATCCATTATGATGACCTCCAACTTTTAAAACACGGATACAATCTGCTGGTAAAGTGTACTGATAATTATATTCATGTGTTGGCGTATCAGAATCGGCAGCTAATTCTACTCGTTTAATTAAACAATTCCATGTATGTGAACGAAAAACAGAATCACGTACAGATTCATAACGCTGGTTAAGCAATCTAGCATTCTTACTATCTTCTGTAAGAGCTGTAATGTTATTTGCACCTAACATATTAAGAGATGAATTACATATTTCTACTACAGATGCCATTATGTTTTCTTATTCCTATTTGCAAAATTTCTAGCTGATTCTACACTCCCAAAACCCCATGCTTTAAGTGCTAGTGCCTTTCTCGTTGGTCTACCTTTATCATCTTTCATTGGACCTTTCATTCCAGCAAAACGAGCAGCAAAAGAAACTCTCCTGGGATTAGTACCAGATTTTACTGGAGATTTTAAGTTAGATCCTTCTGTTCTTTTAAAATATCTTCTACCAGCAGCATTAAGTCCACCTTTTGGATTTTGATATTTTTTAGCAACCATTTATTTTTTCTTCTTTTTCATTGCTTTCTGAATAGCCATTGATCTTTTCTTTTCATATCCTGACATTTTTCCGTCTTTGTTTAAATCACCTTTTTTCATCATTTTCTTTTTTATCATTTTTCCTGGCATAATTAACCTTTCTTTTTCTTTTTTGGAAATCCAGCTTTCATATTTGCATAAGCCTTTGGTGTTATTGTTGATTTAGACTTAGGTCTTGACGTACCAGCTTTTTTTCTTGCGTTTATGTTTGCGTATAATCCTTTTTTTGCCATATTAAACCTTTCATAGAGGGGATAAAAATCCCCTCTATTCTTTTACAATTATTCAGTTGAATATACAACCCACATATAAATTGTACCAGTAGCAGCAGCGCCACCAGTAGTAATTACAATGTCGGTTTCTGAAGTCACTCTATAACCTACGCCAGTTACCGCTGGTACTGGAGCGCCAGTTGAAGAACCAGCTAACATAGATTGAGATTGACCAGCTACGTTCCAAGTACCAACAACAGTTATATATCTGTCATCATCACCTGAATCGCCAACTTTTAATGTTACACCAGAACCCAATGCGTCACATTTTACAACAACGTCATGGATTGTAGCATAAGCTGGAATCTTTGCTAAAGTTATATCAGAACCTGAAGCTAGGGAAGATGCTTCGTATGTATCGTGAAATACTCTTAGCTTTCCTCCTACTTGCTCACTACTTGCTTTTACAACAGGAGTTGCAGTCAAGTTAGTGATATTTACACCTTTTACACTTGCCATTTTTTACCTCCTATTATTCGTTACAAGGGATTTGAAATACTTTATCTTCTTCCATACGAGTCGCACCAACGCTCATGCAGTAGTAAACTTGTGTGCTGTATGATTTATCTGCTCTTTCGCTAATTTTAGCTTGAACATCTTTACCAACAGCAAGTTTAATTGCATCTTCAGTATAGGCAAAGCACAGTCTATCGTCAGTATTTGTTGCATCAAAAGGTAATCTGTTTGATGTTACAAATTTAAAGCCTAAGAAAGTGTCAATTTCACCTTGTACTAAAGCTCGTACAGTATTAAAGTCAGCAGAAGTAATTGTTGAGTCACCTAACAAATCAGAAATTTGTTGAGCGCCACACACAATGTATCTTGCTAGACTTGGATCTACATCATTCGCATCAAAGAATTTTTTAGCAGAACGTAGTTTTGCCAAAGTTAATCCATCTGTTTGGTTAGATGTAGCAAATTTAGAGCCTGATGGTAGAGCAACCGAAGTTCCACCACTTACTCCTGTGTCAGCAGATGCATTAAATGCTGTAATAATTACATCATCCATGCTTCTACCCATAGCTGCCGCAGCAGCTTTAGCATAAGAGCTTGTTGGATCAATAAGCATTCTGACTTTATCTGAATCGTCAATAAGGTCAGCCCACTCATAGTCATCCAAACTAACTCTTCTTCTGTCGTGAGGTGTGTCTATTTGCGGAGTATCACCATGTCTGCTTAGTTTTTTCTGAGCAGCAGTTACGCCAATTTGTTCAAAAAAAGCGTTTTTACCAGTAATAGTTTCCACATCAACAGTTCCTCTCAACTTTGAACCCATTTGTTGAGAAAGCATAGACACGTTACGGCTATACTGTTCTACAAATGCTGTAGTTATTTGATTAGACATACTAATCTCCTATAAGTTAAGTTGTTAATGCTTGATTGATTTATCCTCACCAGAGGGATCATTCTTCATTTAAGGACTGATAGTCCATCTTCTTTCAGATTGTCAACGGAGTCCATTGGATTATTCCGTTTCTATCCCCAGCTTCATATTCTGAAGTTGGAAAACCTCTTCTACCGCAGCCTGGTGGTTTGGATGATTCTTATTCCAATAAGGATGATCCTTGTCACCAAGAATTTTACTAATTTCTTTTTCTGCTTGAACTGGTGTTATACCACTATTTTCTTCTTGTCCAGTACCTAAATTATCTTCGGAAAATTTATCGGACAAACCAGATAATGCTTTAATAAAAGCTGGATGATTTCCAAGACTTGTGCCATCTTGTAATTTCATTTCAGCCATATCATCTGCAAAAAAATTTTTAAAAACTTGATTTGCTTTTTGTACTTTTGAATCATATGCTAAACCAAATTCTTTTCTTAACTCTTGCTCAGAATTTACCTTTGAAAGTTCTGCTTGTTTTTGTAATTCATCCCTTCCTTGGCTTTCAAGACTAGAATAATAATCAAGTATTCCTTGTGCTTGATGCGGTAATAACCCTAGCTTATGTGCTTGTGACACAAATTCTTTAACAGGTTGATCACTTGCTCCTTCTTGCACTTCATACTTAACTTCATATCCTTCAGGACTTTCTGGTACACCCAACTTAGAATATACTTGTTTCCAATCATCCTCTGTTGCGTGTTTTCCTGGAATAGATATTTTATCTGCACCAACCATTTTTTGTGCATGGACTAAACTTTTTGCCATATCTTCTACATTACGAAAATTTTGCAACGAAGGTTCTTGTCGTAAATCTTCTGGTAATGTTTCTAAGAAACTTACTTCTTGTGTTGGTTGTGTTACGGCTTGTTCTATTGGTTGTTGTTCTTCAGATTGCGGTTGATCTACCACAGTTGTCTGTTCTTCCATTTTATTTTTCCTTCTCTTTTTTTAACATTGATTTAATAAATAAAGTAACGGCTCTCATTCCCTCTAAATTCGCTGCAACATATGGATCTTTGTCAAATGTTGATGTGTGTATTCCTGTTCGTTGTTCCAAGTCTGCTAAAACCATTTCTCCTTCTTTAGAAGAAAAGCATTGTTGATACGAAGAACGTAATTCTTTTAATTTATCTTCCTGTTGCGCCACCAGCTAACTCCTTCAATAATGGTGCAGCTTTTCCTCCAGCTTCTGCTAGTTGTGATGTTTCATCCAACTCTGCTTGACGCTGTGCTGCTTCTGCTTGTTGTTGACGTATCTCTGCTACCTCTTGATCAGATCGTAATACTTTTCGTGGTACACCCAATACATCTGTTACGTGCTTAACTAATTTATCACTATCAATGTAATCCATGACAGGCATTGACTGACCTAGAGGAGTAATGATTTCTAGTGAACGCAGTATTGCTTGTACCTCACCAGTACGTTGTGATCTTGCTAATGGTGATACATACTCAATATCAACTGTTTGACCTTGCAATGACATTGGCGGTGTTGGTAATATTTCTTTTCTTAATAAAATATTAAAACAACGTGTAATTAATGGTTGCAACATTTCTGATTGTAGTCTGCCAAGGACAGGAGCAAGTAATCGCATTTTCTCCTCGTTTCGTTGCATAACTTCCGTTGCTGTCATCTGCACATTCTGTGATAATAATAATTGATCTACATAATAGGCTTGTCTGATTGCATTACGTCTTTGTTCTTCTAAATTAATACCAACAGGCGTGTTTGCACCAATGTTTAATGGCTCAATTCTATCTCTACTACCAGATCTATAATAGTTTAAACCTCCAGGTTGTGTTCTTACAGGCAATACAAAGCTATCATCTGGTACTAATAATGGTGGATCTACCATCTTTTGTGCTGCTTTTATTGTTGTTTCAGCCATTTTATTTAACATTTTTATGTCTGGTAAGGCTGTCATACTAGGTGATCTGCCATATACTTCTGCACTAGACTTCAACCAACGTGGTACAACAAAAGGAAATTCGTTAAATCCTGATACAGATATGATGTTTCCATCCTCATTATCGTAGTAAATAGAGGTAAATGCCATAGATTTATTATCCATTTTGTATGGATTGAGCTTATCATTAGGCTTAACACACTGATGTATTGTTACTTCATCATATGGACTATTCTTTGCTGCATCCAATAATCGTTTTGATAGTTTATTTCCAAATCTATTATACGCTGCTTTAGCGGTCATTTTAAATTCACGATGGACTGTATCTACATATCCCTTATCATTTTCTGCAATATAAATTTCTTTGATGTGTCTTGTAGAAAAACGTAATAACTTTTGATCATCCTCTTCAATCATCATACATGATGTACCAAACGTACATAGATCTACATACAACTCATGGACTTCTTGTTGAAAGTTAGAACGTGCAAGAGTAATATACATTGCTTGGGTACATGATTCTAACCATTCTCTACTCTCTTCATCCATCGCCAATGTTTCATCTTTGAAACGCATACTAAACCACGGCGTAGCTGCATTGGTTAACATTCCATGCAACGAGGAAGAAAGTAATTCTGCGGCGTGTAATGCTGTTCCATCAAAAATAAATTCGGTTCGTTTATCTCCTGGTGTTCTATCTATATTAACATCTGCTCTTCTTGGTAGCACATAGTCTGCTATTTCTTGCCAATGACTTTCCCAGTTTCGTCTTTTATTTTTTAATTCTGAAAACTGATTACTTAATTCTGATACATCCATGTTACTGTCCTAATGTTGTTTTTCTTCTATTGTTACCCTTCATTCCTAATAATCCTAAAACTGTTCTATCACTTGTAAAGGGTTTACCTGATTGTTTTGCTTGAAACATTTTTGTATAATCTTCATATGCTGCTTCAGGTTGTGCAAAATCAGCAGCTGCTTTACCAGCCGCTATACGCATTGGAGCGCCTACGATTGTTGGAGCACCTATAGATGCAGCAGCAAATATTAATGCTTTTGCTTTATTTTGTGATTTTAACATTTCACTAGAAATTTTTGTTGACGTTAATGCACCGCTTGGATCACCAGTACCCATTGCTGTACTTGTTCCACCAGCACCATATTTTAATCCAGCACCATATGATGTTAATATTGGTCTACCTGATGCTGTTTTAATAATATTACCAGATGAATCTTTCATTACTGCACCTTCTACATTTTTTAACGACATATCAATAGCTTCTGCTACTTTACCACCATACATTTGATTACCAGCTGCTATTTGTTTTTGTTTTTCTTTTGCCGCTGCTGTTTTGACTTTAACCTTATTAACAACATTTTGTTGTTCTCTTCTATCTCTTTCACCGCCGCCGTAACTTCCACCGCCGCCGCCGCTACTTCTTCCACTTGTTGCTGTACTTGCACCCATTTTATTGTCCTAACAATGTTTTCTTTGCTATTTCAGGTTCTGATTCATCCCCTGTTGTGCTTGTTAAAATTGTTTCTGTGTATCCTTTTTTCTTTAAACGTATTGCTTCTGCTATTTTTTTCTTCTTCTCTTCTGATAAATCTTCTCCTGTTGCTGGAGGAGGACTAGGAGGAGGGGGAGCTATTGGTGGTAATGGTGGAGCTTTTGGTCTTAAAAATCCCATACTATATCCTGTTTCCTAAAGGGTTATAATTTGTGCCAGTAGCTATCTTTTCAAATCTTTTTTGTTCGTTCATATCCAACTCTTGCAAAGCGACAGCACAAGTTCTCCAGGCATCCGCATAATGCGAAGAGTGATCGTGTACTGGTTTAGAAAATACACGTTGCTTGTCAATCCATTTACGATGATACCATTTCATCGCATCAAGAAATTCTCTGCAATTACTTCTATCAATAAATGTCTTACTTAGCAAGATTTGTCCAGCATGAATACCATCTTCTAGTGATAATTTTGGACAAACTTTTATTGGTCGCATTCCCATAGAATACGCATACTCCTTTCTGGAGTGTCCAGTTGATAGTTCTCGTTGCTCAATATCATGCGGAAAAACATAATTACGAATATTATATTCTGTTTTATGAATATAATCAGCGTAAAAATCTAATGACTTGTTGCTATCCGCATAACAATTTATCACAAACAATGCTCTTCCAATATGTTGCACAAACAAAATAACTGTTTTATCACTAATTCCTAAGTCAAAATAGACATCTACTGGATACCCTGGATCATAAGGAAAGTGTGATATACGCTTTTCATCTTCCATTTTTTGTATAATTTTACCATAAATAGATCCTGATATATTGGCTGTCCAGGAGCATTCAAACTCTTGCATATACTGATCTTCTGACATTAGATCTTTTGCGGAATCTAATTCTTCTTGTGGTACTAATCCTGTTTCACTTGCTTTGAACGTACACGTAAACCATTCAGGTAATGATTTTGCTTCTTCAAACAAGTCATAAAAATTATTTCCCATCCCAGCTGGAGTTCCGATAAAGCAAACTTTTCCACGTCTATCAGCGATTGCTGGTCGGATAATCTCTGCAAACATTCTGCCATCCATTTGTGCATACTCATCACATACAACGAAGTCAAAGTATTGACCTCTGGCACTATCAGGATTTTCTGCACCAAATAATGTTATTCTGCCACCAGTAGGATAGTCAGCACGTAGTTCTGTTTCGTTAAACTTGACTCCAGGGATCTTGCGTGAAAATTCTTTTAAGTAATCCCATGCCACTAATTTTGACTGCACCCTAGTTGGAGAGAAGAATGCACCTCTAAAATTCTTTTGTTGGCTTGTTAATGCGAGCTTGATAAGGTGATTGATAGCAAACACTGTTTTCCCAGCTCTACGATGCATAACAGCTACAGCGAACCTGTATTCGTCTAGTTTGCCGTGCAGCATCTTTTGTTGTGGTCTAGGAGAATATGGTATTTTAATTACTTGCATTAGTGTTGTGTTATTCCAATGTTGCCTTCAGGGATGTTAAGTAAAGATACAACGTATAGAGCCGCATTCATTGCTTCTTCTTTATCCTTGAAGTTTAAAAGTTCAATAATAACTTTTTCGTTTTTTTCGTCATGTAATACGAGAGCTTGTACGTCTTTATCCACGAGTGTCTAAATCTCCCATGTATATATATATTAGGATGCACACCTGTTTTGGGGTATACGAGAAGCCATATTTTCAAAAAACAAACAAAAAACCTGTGTTTTTATAATATAAGTTACGATAATTTTTATTATTGTAACAGATAATTGGGAGAAAACAGCCATATTAATTAATTTTATAACTTTTGTTATTTGTTTCCGAACTTCTTAATGTGTGCGAGTGGTTGTCCTCTTGTTGTTTATAAGACGGGTCTTTAAGTTCCTTATCATCATCCCAAACAATTTTAATAATCGGATCTCCTACATTCTCGTTGATAACTTTATCATTAAATACACTAACCAACTTTGATGCCATCCATCTTGAATGGTGCAATCTTTCCCTACACCATTGAACCTCCTGAGGTTTAATATCTTGGTTCAATAGATCTGTCATTTTATCCAACCAAGTCATTGCTCCAATTCTACGAGCTTCTAACAGTTCCTTTTTAAAATCATCGTCTTTGTTCATCCACTTGTAAACAGTGGTTAATCCTGGTTGATCCTTCTCTCTACAAATTGAGGTTAACGTTTCGCCAAGCTGTATTCTTTCTATAATTATCTTCAATAATTCTTTTGATTTCTTCATCACTTTTATCCTTATACTGTTTTAATTGTTTAAGCGAGTTAATTTTCCCTTGGAGCGTTCTTGGTCCTGTACTATAACCGCCATGAAATCTGCATAAATACCTTCCATTATTCATTAATATCCCTTTAGCTTGGCATTGGTTGCCGTCATACTTCCTTCTTGCCATACATTGGACTTTTTTACTGGGTCTGCCTACCATTTAATTATTTTATATAACTTGTATTTTAATGCTTGACTATTAGCATTTTATGCTATAAATAAAGATTATTAACAACTTAACAAGGAGAAAATATGATTAATACTAACATTGTTAATAAATGGAACTATGGCAAATATTCAAGCGACAACTATGGTTCTCACTCTCTAGCATTTACAGATAAATACAATAATACTTATTATTTTAGTTATGACACTTTAGTTGCATTTACTGGAAACGATGGTCTTGTAATTCGTCAAAATGTTTGGGGTAATACTACAGGAAAACATTTAAATTGGATCAATTCTGATAAATCAATCCGAGTTGATGAAGATACTTTTAATAAAAAACTTGAAGAGCTTAAAAATGCTTAAATACATCATAAACGACTTAAAAAAAGCCAAGAACATGGAAAAAAGCGACAAATATATATTAATAGCTGCCTTAGTGCAGCTTTTAATAATCATTCCATTAGTTCAATACATTAACCACTTTTAAACAAGGAGAATAAAAAATGACTGACAAAGAATATTTTCAAAGTCAACTTAGAAAATTAAAAAATACTAAATATGGCTTTAAAATCAAAATATTTGATAATGAAGGCAATTCAACAAATTATTTAAATATAACTTCAGACAATGCAAAAGAAATAATAAATATATTAACAAAAGATGAAGGAGAAGAAAAAATAGAACTAAGCAAAGATTTTATAAATAGTGCTAGAGAATTAAAAGAAATGATAATCAGAAAGGGGTAAAAAAT